AGGATGGAGAGAATGCTTGAGCAACGTAAGCAACTGACCCAAGAGAAGAATACGCTCAAGGATTTACTCACGGAACTCAATGTATCTGCCACAAAATAAACTCAAGGACTGGAGGGTTAAACATCAACCCAAAGCCTGCCCTCTTTTACTACGCAAAACTTCGGACTGGGTTGTGGATCATTGCCACAAATCCGGCATGGTCCGAGGTGTAGTATCGAGGGTTGGTAACTCCTTGTTAGGTAAGATAGAGAACTTTGCTTACCGCAGATGCCAGGTGAGCCAGAGTCATTTACCCGCCGTGCTTAGAGCAATAGCGGACTACGTGGAGCAGGATCAACAGGATGTATTGCACCCCGTTGGACTGACTCAACTTTCAAAAAGATTTAAATCCTTGACATCCGAAAAACAGAAGGCCACTTTAGTAGATCTAGGGGCGAAACGAAAACAACTCATGGAATGTTCTAATGCCTCAGAACGAACCAAATTATTCCGTGAACTAACTAAACATAAACATGAATAAATTGAATATACATTCAAAACTCAAAGGGATTCAATGGTCCCTTAAAGCTCCCAAGGGGCAGACTAATAAGTTCGGCGGGTACAGCTATCGCTCCGCTGAGGACATACTAACAGCTCTTAAGCCTCTACTCGATGAGTGGAACTGTACGCTTGTTATAACTGACGACATGGTCGAAGTAGGTGGGCGTGTATACGTCAAGTCCACGGCTGTGCTAGCAGATACTGAAGGCGAGTACACAATACAAGCAAATGGATTTGCGAGAGAAGCAGAGACGCGCAAGGGGATGGATGACTCACAGATTACCGGGTCAGCTAGTTCCTACGCTCGCAAGTATGCACTCAATGGACTCTTTGCTATCGACGATACAAAGGACGCTGATGCTACTAACAATCACGGCAAGAAGCCAACAACACAAACCAAGAAGATAAGCCAGACAGCTAACGCTGACTCGAACTTTGACTTCTAATAACCAATAATACAATGCCAAAGTACAACAACGAAAACACTGGGGTGCTATTCCCCGAAAGCAAACGTGAGTCCGATTCATCGCCTCACGCCACAGGAACACTAGAAGTCACTGCACCAGGCAAGTACCGTGCGGCGGCTTGGAAGAACCAGAGCCAATCTGGTCCTGTTATGAACATCCGTTTGACTCGTCTCGATGAGGACAAACAGCCAGAGCAATATCGCAGAGGCGGAACCCCAAATCAGCCCACAGCGGCTCCTTCCGCCGCCCCAGCGGGAGACGATCCTTTTTAAGGGTCACTTGATTATCAAGGGGGAGAGGGTCACGCCTCTCCCCTTTTTATTCTTTACTTAGTTACATGAACCAACAAAAACAAAAATATAAATATGAGATACACCTATATGCTCAACATGGACAACGAAAAGGCGGAGTCCTGCGATGTTGTCGTTAAGTTTCGGACAGACGCTTTTGAAAGATTTGATGGATTCACTTCCATCTATTCCGATAAACCACTTTACTCCGAGGACCTAGCTTACCTAGAAGAATGGGTAATGCAGGGCAAGGATCAGTGGAGACCACAAATTGACAATTAGAACCAATAACAAAACAAAAACCATGAACGAATTACTACAAGGATACATTGACGCGGGTGAACCGCTACTAAAGATGGACGGCTTTGATGACTGCATTGCAGGGGTCGTAGAAAGAATAGGACAGGACCCCATCATATGCTATGACAAGGCTAAGGTCATTGACCAGATGATCGCCGATGGCATGACCGAAGAGGAGGCCGTCGAATACTTTGAATACAACCAAATAGGCGCATGGGTAGGTGACAGGACACCTTGCTTCCTAATATCACAGCCATGAAGGAATTAGAGAAAAGCCTTTTGGGGACAATCCTAAAGGCTGAGATAAACGATGGGTGCAACGCGTTACTGAACGAAGCGAAGGAGTCCGGCATCAACGCTGACTTCTTTACGGCCCACGATACTCAGTCAATGTGGGAGGCTATGTGCAAGCTGGACTCCAAAGGAGTTATCCTTGGCACGATGTCCCTGTTCACGGATATGTCCAAGGGTCAGAAGGGACTCGATGCTAACTCAGTCTGGTCCACGCATGACAAAGGTCTAAGCGAGTTGCACTTCAAGGGATTAACGGATGACATGGTGGAGTCCCACAGGACAAGGAACCTCTCGCGTCTGTCTCTGGTTATCAAGGACGGCTTACAGGAGGGTAAGGACTCCGAAGAGATCCTTACTACTATACAGGGTCAGTGCGATTCCATATCCTCGTTGACTCCTACTAGGGATAATCTACAAACCATTGTTGATCAAACATTTGAGGACGTTACAGGTAAGGTAGATTTTTCTAAATACCTACGGACTGGCATCCAATCCATTGATGATGTTCTCTACAGAGGTGGCTACGGATCAGGCCAGCTGTGCGTCCTAGCTTCACGGCCAGGGTGCGGCAAGACCGCATACGCCTTGAACTTCTTGAGCAACACCTGCACGACAGGCAATGGTATGTTACTCTTCAATCTTGAGATGGGTGCTAACCAGATAATGAAGCGCATCTTCAGCATTAAGTCAGGACTACATATGCGTAGGTTCGAGGACGGGCTAGCTCCGGCGGACAAGATGCAAGCACTGAGGAAGACTACCGAAACCGTGAAGGGTTGGAACTGCTGGATCCGTGACAACGTATATCGACTGGACCACATACTAGCAACAGCTAGGGGTATGCACAGAAAGCATAAGGTAAATGGAATCATTATTGATTACTGCCAGCTGATAAAGCCCATGTCCAAGAACATATCCAGAGAGCAACAAGTCGCAGAGATCAGCCGTGAGTTAAAGCTACTCGCCAAGGACTTAGATATACCCGTCCTGTTACTCGCACAGGTGAACCGTGAATCCGAAAAGGATGACCGCTCTCCTATTATGTCCGACCTCCGTGAGAGTGGAGCCTTGGAGCAGGATGCTGACAGTATTATATTTCTGTGGCAGACTTTATCAGAGAGGGAACAGAAGATGGACTACGTCCGCTGGACTCTAGCCAAGCAGAGGGAGGGCATGGGATATACCCAAGGCCGTATCCTCTTTAACAAAGGCACTCAGAAGATGGAGGATCACTCACAGTTCATTTGATATGAAGCCTCACCAGAAGCGGACGGCTCGTTACCATAAAATCATTGAGGATTTTTTCGGTGGCTATGTCTGCGGTGAGTGCGGGTTCAAGGGCAAGGCAGTTCAATTTGACTGTCATCACCTGCCTGGGTATGAGAAGGTGAGAGCCATCAGGGACTTCGCCAGAACGGGGAACCGTCAGGAGTTCATTGAGGAGCTAGAGAAGTGCGAACTTCTATGTGCAAATTGCCACAGGCTGGAGCATTCCTCTTGACAGAAAACATAGGACACCTATGTTATAATTATTCTACCACACAAATGGTTCGTGTGTTAGTTGGTTCATATAGTAATACAAGGTAAGCCGAAGGAGTAATCCCAGGCGAAGTGCGGTTTTCATGGACCGCGCTTTTGTTCAGTCCTTGGAGGGGCTGTTCCGTGTTATTCCGGAGCAGCCCTTTTTACTAGAACAACCGTTGAGGAAGTTTAATTTCAGACGGTATAACAATAGGATCCTGTCCGACCTTCTTCTTGCGTTCGTATTTGCGTAGCTGTGATTCAGTGTTGAATCCAAACACCCTGTTTATAATTTCACTATAAGGTCCAAAGGCTGTTATATCTTTGGGTTGAACCTTCTGTCCCATTGAAAGTCTTTGCATTACCAACAACATATCACCCGCCATCTGCAAGGACACCGGAGCGAAGTATGAAACAGCGGCCCCGAAAATACCTTCTCTTTTTATTTTGTATCCCGTGTAGGTGCTGATACCCAAAGGGGACAACAAAGAATTAATAAGGTAATCGTTCAGGTATCCTAGTCTACCCGCGATGAAATCCTTTAGTCCAGCAACGGGCATACCTATCGCAGCTAGGCCAGCCAATAATCTTAATAAGTCTATGACTGCTCTTCGTCTCTCGAGGTTAGACAGCCTTGGATCCGCAATGCGATTAATAATTTCTGAACGAGCATTATTCATCTGGTTCACCATGAAGCTCTTCATCATGTACAAGATCTGAGCATTCGGGTTCTCCGTAGCAGCCAGTGGTCGACTACCTTTACTCATTGGCTGGGACTCGTTAAGTCTTGAAAACAGAACCTGTCTTACCAAAGGTGCATTTCTAAATTGATCTGAATTAGGTTTGCCTGGCTTGAATCTCTTGAGTTCAGCCATGAATTGAATCTGTTGATTTGGACTCAGGCCCAAGTAAGAAAGTTCTGAAGCAAACAGCTTTGATTTATTGCTGTTACGGTCCCGGTAGTATCCGTTGGTCAGTTTTCTGTATCGATTGAAGTTCGCAGTAAGATTTGCGTTCTTCATCCTCATGTCCAATTGCCTAAAGCCGGTAGTCATTAGTAATTTCCGTAAGGACTTATTACTTAAATTAGCTGCCTTAGCAAACTTAGATCCGTCCGTCCGTGCAGTCTTGTCCTGGACGAACTCACTAGCAATTTGTTCGACATCAATGCCAACCATTTGACCGGTCACTGTGTTGTTCAATATCGCAGATAAGGTTCCGATGGGATTATTTTTTACAGTAACAAACGTAGTATCCAGGAGTTGCGATAAGGTCGAAGTGAACTCAACGAGTCCTGATATGTAACCCAGGCTTCTAAGTAATTCTAACGGCGCAGCCTCTTGCTTTCTTACTCTGACTGCCCGCTGGAAGATGTCCGGGATGATTCCCTCCGCCTGCTCTTCCGTGATGCGGTTAGCCGCTACAAGTTCTCTCAACAAAACGGACAGGTCACTAGGCACTTCGTTTTTATTTATCTTAATGCCCGTGTCCTCATACGTGTAACGACGACCAATGATCCGAAGTGTCTCAAGTGAGGATGTCATGTTATAGATGTATCTTTCCAGGGCTACATCAATGTCATCGTAAGCATCAATAATTTTTGACGGAATCAGATCACCCTCAAGAACTCCAACGGTTCTTTCTTTAGTGCTGCTAGGTGTTGCCCCCTTGGGCTTTTTAAATCCTTCCTGCCGCAGGTAATCGTCAAAGTAAATGGCTTCATAGTAGGCTGTTTCTTTGCCTCCTAGTACAGGTATAATCTCCTTGTTAGCTAACTCACGAACGGACTCAGGGACGGGCTGCCCTTGTTCCTGTAACTCGTCCAGTCTAGCGCGGGCCTCTTTAATCTCTTGGTTCTGGCCCTTGATGATTACATTACCTTCGCTATCCTTCGTGCCTTTTATATACTCCCGGAAGCCAGTCTTGGCGGACTTGCCGTAATAATTTTTTACCTTATCTAGGTCATTAATAAAGCGAGGCATGTAGTCATACACCTTGCCCATCTCAACGCCTGCCTTAGTTCCTTCGTCCAGGATCTCGTCCAGGATAAATCTTGGTCCTAGCTGGAAGTCATTATACATTCCGTATTTCTTTAGGAGTGCATCTCTTTCTTTAATAAAATTCTGGCCGCGTTCGCTGACGGATACTTCACTGAACAACAATAATCTTTTTAGTCTTTGGAAGTCCCGCTTGCTTTTCTTTTCAATACCCCTGTATTTTTCTACGAAGGGTAAGGCGGCTCTCAATCTGTCCAAAGATTTGCTTTCGATATTGTAGTAATACTGATTGCTGAAACCCTTTAGGGATGGATCAATGTCAGCCAGCAAAGCGTTCATTGTTTTAGCGTACTTATCAAAAGCCGTGACTTCTATTTTCCGTTCATTAAAGGGTTCGCCCTGGACAGCAAATCCGTAATTAGAATTAGGGAAGACTGGAGCCGACTGGGCCGTAGCTTCTTTGACGATTGTTTGGTTGATAAGTTTAGCACTGGGATCAACCTGCTGTAAAAGTTCGGCAGAAGCACGGATAACTCCAGCGGCCTCTGGGTTTGCCTTAACTTCAGCCCCTAAAGTTCTAGCCAAGTAGGACTGCACCGACTTCAGAAGGGACTTGAGTTTTTCAAATGCTGGTCCTTTACGAATGTAGCTCTCGGTAAGATCTCCATACAATGCTTGCTGTATAGCAGCCCGACTGTACTCGGCACCGAATTGTGCGTCAGTCTCCAAGCCTGAGTAAACCTGTGAGATAGCTGTTCGCTGTTCCGGTGTCAGGCTTTTACCTAAGCTGGACATAAAGGACTGAAATGCTTCGCCCTCATTCTTTCCCTTAGCTTTTTGTAAAATAACCTTGGACATTGCCGCGTGAATCATTTCTTCACGCATAGCAGCTGTTATGTACTTTTGGTCCTGTTGGGCCAGTGCCGCTGGGTTGTACTCAATAACGCCCTGTGTGGCATTGTATTGAGCCATAGGAACCGTATAGTTTGGTATTATGTCTACCCCTATCTTGTCCGCCAGGGGTAAGAAGTTCTTGGTTATGAATTGATCCAGGGTATTTTGATTAAATGTACCCCCTGGGTCTGTCGGTGCTACCTGAGCAGTTTCATCTGTAGGCGCAGCCTTAGCTATGACATCTGTTCCAGTGCCTTCTAGGTATTCTTTTCCGGCTTCGACGAACTGGTCAACCCTTGATTGGATTGAGATTTCTCCGAAGACTTCTGGCGCAATCCGCTGCCCAGTCTCTGCAAGTCTTTGTCCGTATTGCTGCCGAAGGCGTAAGAGCCTTTCCCGTATATTGCCTGTGCTTCCTGATTGCTCAATTTCTTGTATATAACTTTCGCCATTTTGATTATCCTTCCAATTATTTTCTGTAAATGTAGTAACTGCTGAAAAGTTCTGTATTGTTAATGAATCCGAGCCAGTATATTGCTCCGCAAACTTTTGTAAAGTGTTTTCTACGCCCCTTGCTTTTGATTCAGTTAAGCCAAAAACTATAATGCCCTGCTCTCCCGGCATTGCTCTAGTAGAGAAGCCTCTCAGTGCCTCAGCGTCCCTGGCTGCTTTTTTGTCGGCACCTGTTTGTAATTGATTTACGAAATCAACAAAGTTAGAAAGTTCATTGTTACTTAAACCAACCAAAGCAACTGCTCTTTGATTATTGCCACCCTTACCAATGACTGCTTGCATCGTGCCGGCTTGTTCCGTAACCCAGGCTAGAGAATTAGTAAAGATGTTCGCGGCCTCACTAGAACCCATTATATAAAAGTTTCCTGAAGGGGAAACACTGCCCTCCCAAGAACCAATGCCGAACTCCTCGTCCCTAAGTATTGCCGAGGGTGCCATCTCTTGTTGGACCCTGGGTACTATAAAACTTAATACATCTTCTGTGATTACAGTTTTTTGTTGTTCGTTAAGTTTTTGAAAATCAGGATAGATCTGTGTAATTTTAGATCCTAGGCCATAGTCTACTTCAGCAGCTACACGAAAAGTATTTTCAATCAAAGAAGATTCTAGGTCCGATTCTTTCAAGCCGTATTGTCGTAGTATCCGCATCCATCCGACCGCTTGTACCTCAGCCGGTATCCAGTCAGTGCGACCCTTCCATCCGATGGAGTTCAAGTAATCCGTGAGACGATTACCCCAATCCGATATACCCTCGTATTCGCCCTTAGACGGAGAACCAGTCAAATCTCTGACGAGTTGAACTTCTTGGCCTCCTACTCGAAGTATAGCTTCCTCTGGCTCGGTCTTAGTTTTACCCTTAACCGTCTTCTTTTTAACCTTCGTAATTTCTACGGAAGCTGGTTGGCCATCTACAGTAAGAACTCCATTATCTGAAAATCTTTTTATTCGTGTAAGTGTTTGTTGATCTAACTTTCCGGAGTCACGGCCAGTGTGAACATCGGCAACAAAAGGCATACCTCCCTCAGGAGAATCGCCCATGAAAGTACGAGTTCTCTTACCCATACCCGCATCAATAAAGTCACTGAGCTTTGCATCCAGTCCTTTTTCAGCTAAGGTATCAGTAAATATAGCCTCTAGTTTTTCGTCCGCTAGACCGCCCTTCTTACCTGACTTGATGCCAGTAAGACGATCAATGACTCTAAATGTATTGCGTACACCACCAGCTGGTGATTCGTTTTGTTGTGATGCAAGCCATGCCAACATCATCTTTGGTCCTCTCTTCGGACCGAACTCTTTTGTAAATTTACTTTTAAGTGAATCGTACCAACCAGCCGCATTGCTTATTTCTTGGTCCGTGAACCATGCAGAAGTTTCTTCGGTCCAACCTTCAAAACTCTTGCCGCCTCTCTCTGAATCCTTACCTATATAAATAGGCTTGCCGTTGACTTCTAATCTAAGCGATGGATTCTTACCTTCTCCAGTTCCAGCTCTACGTCTTTTCTTGCTAGCTAAATTTTGCGCTGGGTCACCAGATGCTCCTTTAATAAAGTCAATGGTTTGTACAGGCGCAGCCCCGGCTACTACGTCTGGATCAACAGCACCCTCTACTTCACGAGAAAGAAACTCGTTACGCGGGGTCTTTCCGTACACTGGATTTTTAGCTAGGACAAGTGGTCCAATCTGTATGACCTCATCGGCGGACATTACCTCTTGCATACTAGAACGATCATAGAAGTAACCCCTTCGCTTGGGGTCCATGCCCACTTGTATAAAAGATGGATCCTTGATTGCCGCATTAGCGCGAGCAACAGCCTGATCTTCGGTTAAGTTTACATACTGCCCCAGTATTGTGGCTATTGGTATTTTAGTTTCTTTCTTAGAAGCAATACCCGTAGCTATAACTTGACCGGCAGGTTTGTCGTAACCCACGATGCCAAACCTTGGATTAGTAACAACTGAAGTAGATTGATGACTAATAGAAGCACCACCTCTAAATCCTTTTGTTTTTTCTGTAGCTCCGTGAATGGTAGGAACCCATACACCGTGATCTCGGTAAGCAGGAATGTCTAGGCGCAGTTTAACAAATGTTCCCGTTGGAAGATTCCTGGCTTGATTAATTTTTTCACGCTTGTCTTCGGCCAGCCCACGAAGCATATCAGATTCACTCGCAGGAGGAGGAACCTCCTTGTATGGCCTAACGGGATTAACTCTGTCTATAACGCTAGCAAGCTGCTTGCTCTCAGATGGTGTAATCCTGCCGCCTGACTTTAACTTTGTAAAGATAGGCAAAGCCGCTTTAACCACCTCTGGTTTTGGCATCATTTCTTTTCTATAAGGAGTAAATGCACCTACGGTAATATCCTTTTCGTCCAGAATGTTAGGCAGCCTATCTCCGGCCTGGGCTATCGGGTCAAGTTCTTCGGCTAACTCTTGACTAATAATATCAATTTCATCTTGAGTAAGTTCTGCCTCCACGACCTCTTCTTCTACTGCGGCTTCTTCCTCTACTACAGGATCCGGGGTAACCTCTTTCTCTACCTTGAAGTCAGATGTATTAATACCCTCGTATTTTATGTTGACTGCACGATCACCTAAGCCCTGGGTAGCAAGCCTAACGGCTTCCTCTGGATTAGCTGCTTGGAGATTGAGAATGCTTTGTTCGTCGTTCTTGGGATTAATATAGCTGACCGTATAAGTAAGTTCAGTATCCGGGTCAACGCCTTGTTCGACAGCCTGTTCATCGGGTGATAGGTTCCTGTCCTGGAAGGCCTGGTATCCAACAAACGGAGTAGTCACCGTTCCACCAGCAACTGCCCCCAATAAAATTGATTCAAAGACACCTTCAGTGATCTCACGGTCAGGGTCATATTGCATTAACTCACTGGCTAATGTGTTCTGGAATATAGTCTGGCTACCCTCGGTTAAGCCTTCTCCAACAGCAGAGCTTGCTATCCTTTTACCCGCCTCTCTAATTGTTACCTTGGACTGACCTCTAAATATATTATCTACTAACCGAGTAGCACCAAAACGCTCAAGGACAACAATAGGTACAGCGGAGAACGCTCCAACCTTGTCTGCCTCCTTGAGTTGATCCTCACTTGCGCTAACAGAAGTAACACCCTGTGTTGATAAATAATCATCCCTGCCTTGTTGGTATGCGTTAGCAGTCAAAGCTGATAAGCCGATTGGTCCGGTGGCCGCTGCCGCCATGTAAGCAGGGGTCTGCGCTATGGTAGTTACGGCCTTGTATCCGAACTTACTTTTATCTTCGTCCGATACACTGCCCTCATAAAATTCTTTGCTGTAATTCCTGAAGTCAGATACAGTTTTTACTAAATCCGAATCCCCGGTAAGCCTAGATATACCAGAGGCTACGCCTTCAAGGGTTGCGTAACCAACGTCAGAAAAACCAGCAAGTGCCGCTTGTGTGTATTTTTTTGCGCTGTCCAGTAGCCCGCCGTCATCTAGCTTGGTCCTGTATTGAGGATACTTCTTGAGGATTGAATCAGCTAATTGATCATTATCAATGGCAGCGTATTGTGGATACTTGTTTTTAACTGATTCAGCAAGCTGCTGTCTAGTGTACTCCATATGAGTATTATAAAATAAATTGTTTTAAAGAGTAGGTATATCTAATCCCAACGGATTGTTGTCATTCGTCATCATTTGTTCGCCCTGCATTATTCGTTTAGTTTCAATAAGCTCTGGCACACCTTTTATTCCTTGTACTATACGTGGATCTAACTCAACAGGCTCGGGCGTAAATGGTTGACCTGGGCTAAATATATTACCAAGCATTCCTAGAAAGCCAGGACCTTCTTGTTTCTGCATTGTTTGAGTCTCTGGATTGTATGCAAAACCTGCCTCGGTAAGCATTGTATCAGCAGCTCCAAGTGCAGCAGGAGATATTGGTGATGGCTGTTCGCTCTTTAAAGTACTTTTAAATAAATCACGGACTGCCTCATCTCTAACTACCGCTTTAGCAGTATCATCATCCATCTGTGGAAATAAAGATTTAATCGCCTGGAGAGAAACTTGTTCCTCTTGTTTTTTAATTTTCTTTTCTTGATGCTTTTCTATAGCGGAGCCAATGGTAGCACCTAGCTGCGCTAATGTATTAGCCTGTATCTCAGCGGCTCTTGCAAAGCCACTGTAGTCCGCGTTACCCAGTTCTGGTCGTATCTGTGATCCTGCTTGAAATGCCATACTATTTAATTTTTGTATTCATCCACTTGCGGATGATTAATTTTACACGAGGCTTGTTTGAAATAAACTTAGCGAATCGCTCGCCATACTTCAAGTATAGATTGCGGAGCCAGCTTGGTGCATCGTTCAGCATCCATTCACGGAACTCTATCCACTTAGGATTCTCGATGCCGTAGACCTCACGGGCTACCCAACAACCACCACCACCGCTGGCCGCTGCCCCAGCCATGCTACCAAACGCTTGGGTCACGCCTCCGATCATAGCTGCTTTAGCTTGATCCTGCATACCCTGGAACGTCATATCCTGCCCACGTTGTTGCAAGGCCATATTGATACCCGCGTTAGGATCAAATAACTGAGGACCCATAGGTCCTGCTGCACCTTGCTGTGCCTGTCCTAGCATTGACCCGCCTAGACCAACAGCAGCAGAAGGACGACCTAAGATAGTCATACCTACGTCACCTGCTAGATTTCGGTTTTGAGCAAACGCTTGTTGTCCCATGCCTGCCGCTTCTCGACGAAGACCGGATAGATACTGTTCACGGCCCATGAGTTGACCAGCGATTGCACTCTGGTCCGATACGCGTCCTTGACGTTGTGCCATACCTAGTGCCTGCTGATCAACTAAACGCTGTTGCTCAGGGTTTAGACCTTGCGAACGCTGGTAAAGATCCTCTGCCATAGCAGTCTGTTGCTCGGCTAGTCCCGTGCTGTATGGGTCAGCTCCACGGTAAGCCTCAACCACTTGAGGTGCGAACTCCTGCAATGCACCTACGTCGGACTCACGCTGTAGCTGTAACTGCTCACGTTGTAAATCACCTGCACGTCTTGACTGATCCTCAAGTAGGTCAAATAATCCAGCTTGTGGTGCTAAGGTTGGTGATATACTTTCAAGGCTTTTTTCTAATTGTTGCTTTCTGGCTTCGGCTTTTTTCCTTTTATCTCCCCTTAAGACTTGCTGTCCTTTTTCATTTACTTCAGCTAGATCTCTGTCCAAAGAAGATATATTCCTTTGCACTCCTTCATACGCTGGATTGGCAACTTCCTCAGTTCGCCCCTGCGCCATTGTTTGAATGTCCGCAAGCTCCAGTGCGGTATATAGTGGACGAAAGGTTGCCTCCGATTCAAGTAAACGACCTTGAAGCAACGGGTCCGTAACTCCCTGCGCTGACTTAAATTCTTTTTTACCAAATAGGTATTGACCCATTGATTTACCCGGATCAACTGGGTCAGGCGCATCAGAACTACAAAACAGTATTAAGTGCCGCTTACAAAGGAATGACCAAAGCCATCTGTTGATGGGTTCAAGAATAAATTTAAATAATTTCATTAGATACAAACAGGTTAGTTTTCCATATGGGTTCGTAGCCAAACTTTTCCATATGGTTGATGTAGGGGGAGTTATTATTGCAGGCGATAAAGTAACCGTTCGGTGAGCGGTCATCCATTATGGTCCGAAAAGTATTATTAAGTATCAAGGACTCCTTAGCACTAACGGCATCGGACTTATGCCAAACCATAACCAGTGGTATCGAGCCAAGCGACCATCCTCCGACTACTTCGTTGCCCTTCTCAATGATGTGAGTAGGATAAGTCATCTTGTCATTGTCCGCAATAGCAGCATTAATAACAAGTTGTTGCTCCTCTGGAGTTCTTATCTTTCTGGCTTTAGGTAATGGCATGGAAGTTAAATTACTATATCAAATTATATTAGTCCACTATTATCGACCAAATACCAGCCAATGCGTTGTAAGATTAGTACTAGTCGTATTTCGTATCGTTAAAGTTGAGGTACCTAGGGATCCAATTTTTACAGGTTGTCGATCAGTATTATTATCTTCTAAAATTGTAATCTGTGCGCTAACGACAGCATTAGGAAAGTCTACGGCAAAATTAACAGCCGTTGCGGCGTTATTCGCAGCCTCTATTGTCCCGAACTTCATGATCAATCCATTAGGAAGTGTCGTGGTTTCTCCGCCTGAATAAGTAGCAGGATCAAAAGTAGACTTTGAGTCAACATACGCCTTAATATTGCCCTGTGTTGCACCCTTGGTATCATCCGTTCCGAGTGAGTCATTATTAACAAGTATGCCAGCCGCTCCTACAATGGGTACTGCGGTAGGCACTGCGGCTCCACCTGACACATTTCCAAGGACCGTCTGGTCGGCTTGGGTCGCCATCTTTGCTAGGGTAATAGCATTGTTTTCAACCTTTACTGTCGTGACCGCATCAGTAGCAAGTTGAGTAGACGATATACCACCATTCTTGACAATAATTTTCTTCGGAGTAGAACTGTCCAGGGCTGTAGTGCTGTCATCAACGGCTCCTGCTGCAAATGTTGCACTATCAACTAGTGCATCTAGTTTAGCCGCCGTGACCTGATCGCCAGTTGTAAAATCTGTTCCTTTTGATAAAATTGCCATTATTCTGCTTTGTTAGTTGAACGGAAGGATATGGACCCATCGGCTTCAACGGCTCTAATCTTTGGTCTTCCTAATGTATTATTAATTGTAAATTGTATTCCGTAACCTCGACGGTTACCTATTCTACCACGGATGGACACATCTTCGGCCTCAGCTAGAGTTGAGCCAACGAAGTCGCTAAGTGTGCCTAAAGTAAGATCAGCATCCGGGTTCTCTGTCTCAGCGGATATATTAAAGTTAGAGACCGCAGAGGTGTCGGACTCAATGTGCATTTCAAACTGCTTCCAGTTCTTTCTTTCAAGATTCCCAAGTGTGTATTGACGCGTAGTCAATGAACCAGGAATGTTTATGCTCTTTGCTGACCCTCCAATTTGCGTGACCACCCGGTCAACTCCATCAACCCGTTCGTCCAGTTTCTGGATTCCTCCAATGTCGTTGACTGCATATACTCCTCGTTCTGCGCCTTCACCAACAACTAACAGGTTGGATACGTGGTAGTCCGTATCATTGACTTGGTCAATACTTTCCCACTGCTTGTTAAGGAAGTTGTAAATTATTATAGCGTTGTTCTTAGTTGAGTCATCCAGAGGAACGGCCAAGAAGTATCTGTTGTCAAAGTAAACAGCTACGGACTTGTCCCAATGCGCCTTGTTGATTCTTTTAATAGTTACGTTAATTGCCTCACTTAATGGAGTCTCAGTGCCACGAAGGTTGTATTCATCAAAGAACTGAGTGCTGTAAACACCGTTGTCAGATAGAAAGATAACCTGATTACCAACCTGTGTAATTGATTGACGGGCTACGCAGCCAACTTCGTTAGTTAAAAGCCTAGTGCTGGCTGCTTGTAGGGACGTTGTATTAGTAACTAAGTGAATACTATTACGATTAAAAACCATAAGGTTGTCCTCCGAGAAGGAGTGCAGGCCTACGTTAAAGTCAGCTTCGCCAGCATTGAACCTGTATTGGGCATATATCTGGTCATAGGTATCAGTGTCCAGAATGTCGGATGCGATGACTTCATCGAGTATGCCTCTTGCGGTAAATGAATCCGGTGACGCATCAACACTGAACTTGAACGGCATTACTAGCCTACGCTGATGGTAAACTGCATATGGTGGTGCTGGCATATGACTGAACCCTAGACCGACTGATACTCTTTTAATGAAGTGAACGTCAGTCTGATTTGAAACATCGTCAGTATTAACAAAAAATTTAAATGCAGACGAACTTGCCTCAGATACAGTAAAAGAAGTTCCTGCAGCAAGTGTGCTTCCTCCGGCAGTAATCAGGTTTACCGTATCTCCAACCGCTAGGGTATTAGAAACTGTTACGGTAGCGAGTCCATTAGTTATTGTAAAACCAGTAGCAGCTAAATTAACTGGCTGCGTATATGTTCCGCTTGCTACCTTTGTAAAGGCAGGTGTTCCGCTAAATGAGCCATCCCACTCCAAGGCAGTTTCGCCATCACGGAATATAAATACCTTGTTGAATGACTGCAGCATGGACCCAGCAGCCGATACCGTTACTCCAGCTGGATAAGCAATGTCCGTAGTCGCTCCAGTAGCTATATTAACAGCAACCCCTTTTGAGTTAGAAGCAAATATGACGTATTGACTAGCCGATGCGTTAGGATCCGAGAAAGCACAGGAGCCATAGATAGCATTGACAGCACCATCATTGAGTATGCCGAACTTTACTGTTGCAGTGCCGCTAGCTGTTCCGCTGTATGTTTGGTCAGCTATGGTAATCTGTGTGCTACTATTCTTTGTGAATGCACGGTCACCATTAACAGCAGGAGTAAGCCCGGATACGCCTGACACATTAACTGTTCCAGTGCTTGGAAAATTTGTAGCAGTAACATTTGTTAGAACCACGGCTCCGTCGGTCTGTTCCGGTGTTACAGATGTATCATCAGCAACTAAGTAGAATGGAAGTGTAAGAGCATCGGAACCCGTGGACAATGGGCTAACAATTAACTCTAAGCCCTTCCTGACCTGTGCTTCACCCCTTCGGTCAGTCCGCATGTTCTGAGCGTCCGCAAGCAAAGATGGCGGCAACTGATCAGGCCGCATCCGATTATTAAAACCAATAAAACCAACATCTCCATCCTTGGAAATGCGGTCATCCAGTCGATCGTATGTGCGGTATTCAGCCATTAATTATTGATTAACATTTCCAACGCTTCAAGGCTAGT